TCAAGATCCGCGACGTCGCCTTATCGGAGGCGCGCATCCATCTGCCCAAGACCAAGAACGGCAAGCCACGCGGTGTTCACCTGCCGCCCGACATTGTCGTTGCGCTGGCCAACCATCCGCGCGGCCTCGATCGGCACCCCGACGAGCGCCTGATCCTCGACGCCCATCCCGTGACTCTGGGCCGGTGGCTCAAGCTTGCCATGAAGAAGGCCGGGCTGACCTTCGGCCCGCGCGAGGGCGGCTTCCATCTGTTCTGCCACACCTACGGCACCTGGATGGTCCGCTACAACGGCATGTCGAGCTTCGATCTCGCCCGCACCGGCCGCTGGGCCGATCCCAGGTCTGCCGACCGCTACAACCACATGGCCGTGCATGAGCACGCCCGGAAGGCCGACAACCTTCCGAAAGCCGGAGGGTTGCGATGAGCTACGACCATTGGAAGACGACCAACCCGGATGATGAGTTTCTCGGGCCCGAGCCGCAGGAATCGTGTCGCGAAAACGTACGCAACACGTACGCAACCACTCAAAAAGACGATAAGTCATTGACAACAAACAACCTGCATCCCCCCCGCTAAGGCTAGGAATCGGCCAGCCACTCCCCGTCGCCGACAGCCGCATGTCGTTGACAACGCTTATCTTTATGGATTTTGAGAAGTTTACAACCTAGCAACATCCCGGCAGAACAAGTGGAGAACTCGGCACCATTTGACGTACGCTGGACGTACGCAAATTCTGCACCCCAAGATCACGGCTGATTGCCGTAGAACCGTGTACCTGCGCCAACCCCTGTCCCACTCCCGACATAAGAAGTGGTCGCCCCCAACACTTGATTTCCAGAGATAATATCGTTTGTCGGCGTGGCCGTCGAGGAGTGCGAAGTAATGCCGATCCGAGTTGCGGCGCCGCCAGCACCGCTGAGCATGTCTGAGAAATTATGGTTGATCTGCGCATAGCTGGCCACCCCATTTACCATCTCTGTGTAGAATCCATGCGTGGTTGTCTGTCCCATGCGAGTAAAGAATAGAAAATTATTTTGGAGGATTGACGGAGCCTGTATGTTGTGCAGAAAAATCCCGTTGTCCCCATGGTTGAAGTGGTTCCCAAAAGAAGTCAGCAACGCATCTGAATTGTTGTTGCCATACCAGTAGATACCATTCTGGCATGCCAAAAATGTCGATGAGAAAACATAGATGCCCTGGACATCCGTCGCCCCAACGCCAGGGTTTTCACCCATCTGCAGGCATTTGTCCCACCATGACACGTTGGGACAATCGCGAATGTGGAGATCGACAGGCTGCGAACCCCCTGCGCTGGTCGTGAATTTAATTCCAACGCCGTTGGGCGGATCAGCCTGCCGCCCGTAAATGGTGCAGTGGGTGACCACACCATCGCGGACATCCCGCAAATAAAGGCCGCCGTTGAAATAATTGGATGTACTCGTGCCGGTGATCATAACATTGTCGAAAAGGAAATTCGGGACGCCAGAGCCGGTCTGCGCCGAGCCGCGAACCTGGACGGCAAAGTTGCTGGTAATATCGCCGACGTTCGGAACATTCGCCACCACTGCGAAATCCCGCATAACGATCTGTGCGCCAGGACCAATTGGATTGGCATAGGCTCCCGTGTTGATCGAAACCGTTGCCGTCGTGCTGTTCGCAACCAACTGCGCTTGGTTCACGCTCGTCCCAGTAATTGAGAGTCCGCGCGCCACGCCGAAGGTTGCAGCCGCCAAATTGACCGTGATGGGTGACGCAAACGCGCAGCGCGATGTCAATAGCAACGCACGTCCCGAGTTCATCCAGGCCTGTAACGCAACTTGATCGTCCGTAGCGCCGTCACAGACCGCGCCATACATCTCTGGCGTCACATGTGGGTTCGACGGCTGGTAGGTCGAACCATTGCACTGCAGCACCGCAGAGCCGCGCCCAGGCCAGATCGAATTGCCCCCCGTGCAGGCCGTCCCGATGATCACGGATGTGAGCGGAGGCGCCTGCACTTGTGCCAGCACTCCCAAGCTAGCCAATACAAACCCGGCCGAAATTCCCAGCGTCAGGCGCCAATTCATCGTCGTCCTCCCGCGCGCATGCGCGCGATCTGGCTCTTGAGGTTGTCGTTGGCCGCCTTCAGTTCCTGGATGGCCTTCAGCAGCATCCACGGGTCCGGTTGTTCAGCCATCTTAATGCCCTTGTCACCGACATGCACCATCTCTGGGTGCACCTCTTCCAACTCCTGCGCGACGATACCGAAAGCCTTCTTCTCGCCAGTCGCAAGCGTCTCGTAGCTACGCACCCGAATTGCGCCGATCTTGTCGAGCGCAGAGCCCGCATCCGCGATCTTGCGCTTGAGGGCCCGATCGGACGAGCACGCGACGACCTCTGAGCTGGTAGTCGGGGTGTGCACGCAAGAAGCCGAAGCCTGCGGGGCAATAAAAGTCACCGACGCTCCGTTCAATGTAATCAAGCCACCACCATTGAATGCATTGCCACCGGAAAAAAGCATCCTCGCGTCATAATCGTTAGCATTGCCCGATGAATGCCCATCGACGAACGGCGTATTGGGAGTCGCCAGAGCGCCAATCTCGATGCCTGCAGAGGCCGCAGGCATGAAGATATTCGAGCCGGCATATATACTTCCTCCTATACCCACCCCGCCTACAACCGTCAGCGCCCCGGCTGTAGTCGCGGTCGATGCGGTGGTCGATGAGATACTGACGTTGCCGGTGGCGCGGTAGATGTACAATGGGGTGCTGAGATAACTACCGGCGTCGTTGAAAGCCAGAATGCTAAAGTTGGAGCCGGCATTTCCGCCAATTTCAGCTACCCCATCTCCAGGTCCTATACCCCAGCGAACCGCGCCGTTGGAAACTCCGTAGATCGTGATGTCCTGACCGGAAGCCGTCTTGTTCAATCCCAAAATCGGGCTGGCTTTGCTGATCGACAAGTCGCCCGTCATGGTGTCGCCGGCCTTAGCAACCTTGTTGTTGGCAACGGCCCCGACTGCATCGACATATTGTTTGGATGCAACCCCCAACGCCAAAGTCGGGTCAGCCGTAACCAGTCCGCCCGCCAGAGTCATCGCGACGCCATTAGTCGTCGCTCCCGTGATACCACCGAAGGTTGTCGCGTTAACCTGATATTGGACCTGCCCGGGGGCGCCGCCTGGAGGATTGCTGGTTCCGCCAGATGTCCCACAAGCACCCGCCGCTATCACTAGATTACCTGAAATGTCCGTTTGAACGCATCTTCCTGCAGTCGCTGCACCAGAGAACGTGGCGAACGTCGTCGTGTTGCCGGACACAGTCCCAACCGCCACCGCATTGCCCCCGGCACCGATCACTGGGAGGCTCGCCGTCAATCCCGCCGCTGTCGTCACGCACGTCGGACAATTAATCGTCCCCGTCGTCGTAATCGGTCCGCCTGTAAGCGGCGCACTCGTTGCAACATTGGTCACGCTGCCACCCACGGCGCCAGGAGCGGCCCAGGTGCCATCGCCGCGCCAGAACGTCGTATTGCTGGCGCCGGCACCGGACGCGAGATTGGTCACTGGCAAATTGCCAACCACGCCAGTGCCTAATGGTAGCCCCGTCGCATTCGTGAGTATGGCCGATGCCGGCGTGCCCAAAATAGGTGCCACCAATGTCAGCGTGGAGCCGTTCGACGTCGCCCCCACGACACCGCCAAATGCTCCCGCGTTGTTGTACTGAACCTGCGTGTTGGAACCGCCGGGGAGGCCTGGTGTGCCGCCGCCGGGGCTGCCGACGCAGGTCGGGGTGTGCCCATCGCTGCCAAAGTTGAGAAAGCCGTTCAGACATGAGCTGGGCAGCGGCAACCGCCCCATCGTGACGCCTGGCTGCGAGAACAGCCCGCGCCCGGTTACGTCGTTGATCTTGTCCCAGGTTTCGCGGTTCTGCGCGACGACGTCGGTAAGCGCCTGATTGAGAGAGCGCGCCGAAACGCCTTGGTTCTCGTTGAACTGCGCGGCGCGGCGGGGGCGTCGCGCGCCCACGATCTGCAGGGTGCCTGTGCGCGCAGCGGTCAGTGTCACCTGGGCATTGGTCAGCGGGCGAGCGACCGTCGCCAGCGTGCCCGAGGTTAGCGCCAGCGTCCAATCGGTAATGGGCGTCAGCAGGATGCCGTTGACCCACACCTCGATCCAGTTGCCGTAGTCGGTGCCGTCGCCATAGACGGCAAAGGCAACGTCGAATGGCCCGGTCGCGGCTGTGATCGCATACAGCGTACGGCGCTCGGTGTCGGGCAGCGCGGGCACTGGCGGTGGCGCCTGGGCGGCAGAGATGGCGGGCACCACGAGCGCGCCGAGGGCGATGAACAGACCGAGGATGATCTTGCGCATTACTCGCTCTCCTACGGTGCGGCGTATTGCGTCAAACTAGCAGGGCCAGAATTGTTTTGTACGATCGTGTCTGCCGGATAGACGCCAATTGCGTTGGCGGCCATTCCAGACAAAGGGCCAGACGGGCATGTCGGGCTTGGCAATGAAGTGCCCAGGTCCGTTTCATAATAGGTGTTCCCGCTGTTGATCACTCCGCCGACAAAAGCACCGTCTTGTCTGACCGCTGTGACATTAAACGTCGTCCCCGTATTGCAAATTCCAAACCCGGCTGAATACGCAGCCAAAAAATACTTTGCCGGGACAGAAAGGGTCTGCTGTGCATTTTGTCTATGAGAGTCCGTATTCGGAATGGAAAACGTCCCGATTCCTCCAATATTAGAAAACGTCAAACTTGACATCAATGTAAAGCATCCGCCAAAGCTCCCGGGCGGACCACCTGTCGTGACTGTCGAGCCATTGATTACAACAGATGAGCCACGCCCATAGCAGTTTGGCCCAATGGTTAGAAGAGGGAAACTGGATGCTTCAGCTATAAGATTTGCGCTCGATCCTGTTGGCGAGCCTTTGAATTTCGTCAGTCGCAGGTTTGTTGGCGATGGGCTTTGAACCGCTATGGCGCCCGCAGCACTTGTAATGCTTACATTATACAAACTTGCAAAGGTCATGTTCTTATCGATTTCGCCCGTGAGAATGCCGCTGTTGTAGATCCACAAGTTTTCAGTCATCGTTGGCGAAAATGCTCTAATTGTCGGGCCACTCGCATAGACTTGAAGGTCATGAAAAACGATATTGCGCCCCCCCGTATTAAGTTCGGTATCGGGATCAAGAACAATCGTCATGCCGAAATACTCGACGGTCGCGTCCCAACTCGGCGGCTGGATGTATGCCATTGCGGGGCCACCTTGATTTAACCGGCCCGCGTCACCGACATCATACCCAGGCCACGTCGATCTATAGGTATTGGTGAGTGGGGCATTCAGAGTAATGACTCCTGTCCCGTTGTTTACGATCGTGACACGCCTGTATTCGAAATATTGGAAATTGGGTGGGTAACCCTCGCCTTGTAGCGATATTCCGCTCAGCAACACAAATTGCCCCGCGGAGAATTTTGTAATGTCACCAAGGGTCACCACGGTGATGGTAGGGCTGCCTGCGCTGACCGTTTGGAACGCAGCCGTCCCAGCCGTAGTTTGAACAAGCGATTCGACGCCAAGGGACATATACCCGCGAAACTGCGAACCATACATCCACACAACAAGATTGCGAATACCGTCGACGCCAAGCGTGTTTCCCCAAAGCAAATTTTGATTCACCGCTCTGCAAATTTTGCCAGGTGGAATATAAAGCACGACGCGAGCCGGATTAGCGGCAATCGCGGCTGTGCGGAAGTTGTTGACGGCTGCGCTGTCGTCAGCCACGCCATCGCATGTTGCGTTGTAGCCGGTCGAGCAAACCCCAGCGATCGCTGCCGTCAGACACGAGACATTGGCCGCGCTGCCGAAGACGTTGGGATCGAAGGTCTGTACGCTGCCGCCGCGGCCGCCAGCGTGAGCGCAAGTCGTGACCAGCAGGAATGCGACGACGAGCCACTTCATGGCACTGAGGTTATGTAGGTGTTGAAGCGGGAGTAAAAGTTAGAAGCATCGGTCGAGCTCAAGCTGCCGCCAATGCTGCCGCCCAACAGCAGATCGGTCGAGGCCGTCACGCCACTCACAGAAGTGCCGGGGAAGGTCCAGGTCTGGTTGCAGAGCGGAGTCGATGTGTCGGTGGTGCTGGTAACAATTGACGATCCGTTTTTGTAGCCCTGCGTGGTCATCGCTCCGGAGCGATTGCCAATATAAAACCCGACAGCATTGGCAGTGGCGACGTCGATGCCGGCCCCGCCCGATGTCGTAATTCGGAAATACGCCGACCCACCAAAATCCGTATACAAATGCTGGGTCGAGCAGGCAGCTATCTGTGAATTGCTGTCGCCTCCAGCTCCAGTTCCGTCCCAGACTGAAAAATGAATCGAGTCCTGCATGGCCAGCCCGCCAGCAACGGAAGAATTTAGGTTTGTGCTGTAGTAGTCGGTGTTGGTGCCGGTCGGAGTGAGGCCCACGTTTGCCGTGAACGTCGGCGTGCCGTTCTTCGTCGCGTTGAAGGTTGCCGAAGGCAGACTCAGTAATGCGTTAGCCTCGCTCGAGGTCTTGAATACATAGAACGCATCCAGCTTGGCCCACACGCCATCGGTCACCAGACCACAGATCATGGTGGTGTATTGCGTTTGGTAGTTGGCGCTAAGGCCGCTTGTTCGGGCGAGGAACGCGGTCGCCTGTGAGCAACCGCCGCCCGCCGCCCCACCGAAGCTCCCGACGCCGGTCAAGGTCAACTGCGCTCGCGATGGCAGGCAGAGCAAGCCCGCAACGAGCAGGCAGAGGCCAAACGTCAGACCGCGCAGCATCGTCACTTCCAATCGAGATTGACGAGATAGGTGTTGGCAGCCGGGGCAGTCGCATCGGCGTCGGTGATGCCGGTCGTCACGCAGTAGGTGATGCCGGTCCCGAAGGCCACGCCAACGTCGCCGAAAGAGATGTTTGAGCCAGCACCGTTTGCCGCCGTGGCTGCCGCCGGGATCATCAACCTCTTGACCGGAGTGCCGGCTCCGCAGGTAGCGGTGGCGGCATTGTAGATTTTGAGATACGCGGGCGCGGCCCCGATGCCATAGATCTGCGCACCATAGAGCGTCCCAGCGGAAGCCTTGACCACCACGGCAGTCGTGTTGTTGGCGGCGATGTTTCCGGTTGTCGTCGCACCACCCGTGGCACCTGAGATCGTCTGCACGGCATTGGTCGTGCCTGGCGTCACTTGGCTGATGAAGACACCGCCGACCACGTTGCTGCCGGTCGCGAGCGGCTGTAGCAGCGCGGGGTCAACTGGCAGATACGGCAGCAGCGTCACGAACGGCGTCACCGTCCCCGCTCCAACGATCACCGGGTTTAGCCGGATGCGCAGGCTCTGGAACCCCTGCGGGTTGATCAAGAACGGCTTGTTGGTCGATGCTTGCAGCGTGTAGGGATTCGGGATCGGCGTCAGCAACGCTGGGTCAATGATCTGCGCCGTCGGGACAGACACCCAATTCGTGCCGTCGCTGGTCCCCTCGAATATGATCGCGCCACTCGTCAGCGGCGTGGTCTGATCGAGTTGCACGAGGACCGCTGCACCATACGATGTGCTGATCGGCATCAGCGTCTGGACAGCGTTATTCGCCGTCGCAGATGTCCAGGCGGTCAGGGTCGATGTAACGTAGCTGAAACCGCCGGCGCCACCGCCGCCAAACGAGGTGATCTGAGCGCCAGTGCCATCGACGATCGCCACCGTCTGGGAGAAGGTCGAGCCCAGCGCCAAGCCAGTCGCGCCGCGCAAGTTGCCGGCGACGTTGATCCCATAGTAGCCAGCATTCGCTGGCACAGCCGCAGCCGTTGCGCCGATACCCCAGTTCGCCGCCGTACCCGGATTTATGAGGAACGGCGTCATCGCGGCGATGCCCTGCACCGTCAGGATGTTGGTGTTCGCCGCGCCGGCAGTGCCGTAGATCGGCGTGCCCGTGATGTCGGAAAGGATCGGCATCGGCGCCTGCACGCCGGCGCCGACATCGCGGCTTCTGGTCGTGACGCAGCCGGCAGCGCAGGGCGTCACCAGCAGCGTATTGTCTACAGCCGACGCTGGGTCGATCAGGCAGGCCGCAAATGCAATGCCGACAACGGCGCGCTTCATCGGAGTCTCCTAATTGAAAACCACCACGAACAGGATGGCATTGCACGAGGCGGTGAAGACCAGCCCGGTCTGGGTGCATGGGATCGTCGGCACAGATGCGGCGCCTGGAGTATTGACGCCATCGCCGCCCATGCTGCCGACGGACTGCGTGCCGCGATTGTAGATGCCGTCGGCGACGCTCACTCCGCTGATTGCAACCAATGCCAGCGCGAGAGCGAGCCTACTGAGTATCGACATAGATCGTGTCGCCAGTGGTGGCACAGGTCGCCTGAATCTGATCCGAGGGGATGTACGGGTAGTAGCGCGTGTACGAGCCGCCGGCGAGCAACAGAATTGAGGTCGCCTTGGTGGGGGCAGCAGCGCCAATGAAGATCCAGCAGCTATCGGATGGGTTGTTGTTCTGGATGGTGAGCGAGCGCCGCTGAACCGTCACGCCCGTTACTGCAGCCATCAGCGTCTGATAGGTGTTGCCAGTCGTGATGGTGATGGACCCATTCGTGGTGGGCGCGACCGTCTGTGCGTGCGCGGGCGCCGCCATGAGCATGAGGAGGAGGATGATTTTGCGCATGGCCGACGGGATTAGTGGGCCGGGCCCGCAACAGCAACGCACCGTCAGGAGGCGACGAGCCCGATGACGACGCCGGCGACGATGATGAGCGCGATGATGATGACCCCCAAGTCTGGGGGGACAGCGACGCCGGGGGGTGTCGTAACCCTGCCGGCGCACTCTTTTTCAGCCAGGCTGCCACGGCCTGCAACGCACTAGCCAACAGCGATGACGAAGATACACATTGCCATCGTCGTCGTGATTATCGGGCTCTTTGGGCTCATTTTGTATGAGCATCAGCGCATCAGTTAGTGGTTCATTCAGTCGCGCGCTGTTCCACCTTGCGAGCCCGGCATGACTGGTCCGTGCGCGAGGGACGTGAAATGATTTCAGGGCTGCGTCTTCATCGGGATGCCGAAGGCCGCGTTGGCGCCGTGCTCGATCCCATCGAACAGCCGCGGCAGGTAGGGCAGATTGCTCCCCAAGAAGACCATGCGCAGCGCGTGGCTGTCGGCTTCGGTCCAGTCCATCCGCCCGGCGGCGCTGGTCGCGCGCGCGAGGTTTGAAATCTTCCCGTAGGTGGGCCCGAGCAGCACCTCCGCGGCGTTGCGGCCGGCGGTGCGGGAGAGCGGTTTGTCGGCGCCGATCGCCCGGAAAATATCCAAGCTCCCGCCCGACAATTTGGATGTGATGGTGTTGGCGTTGTCGATCGCGCCCAGGATGCCGCTGCGGGAAATCCCTTCCTTGACCCAGTCCTGCGGGCGGTCCGACGTGGGCTGGCCGGCGATCAGCGTGTTGAGGCGATAGGCCAGCATGCCGGCCGCGATCGCCGTCATCATCCCGGCGGCGGTGGCGGCATCGGAGCGCTGCAGATTGGCTATCATGATGCGCTGCGTGGCGGACACCGCGAAGGTCGAATATTGCCCGATCAGGTTCCAGCCGGGCTTTGACATCCAGAACGGCTTCTCCTGGCCTGGCGTCACCACCGCGATGTCGACGTCGCGCGCCACCGCCGCCTGGAACGCGAGCCGCGCTTCGGCGTCGGCCCAGTCTGCGGTGTTCGGGAGGAGAACGCCTTTGACCTCTGCGCCACCTTTGCCGTATGCCGCCCAGATCCGCTCCGCCACGTCCGGCCGGATGTTGGATGCCGCCAGGTCTTCGATCTGGCGCTGCGTCGCCTTGCCCTCGGCGACGGCCTGGCTGGCGCGCAGGATAGCGTTCATCGCGACGTTGGCGGAGATGCGCTTTTGAATGTCCGTCAGCGGCGAGAGCAGATTGACGATGAAGGCCTTGTCCGACGCCCACGTCAACGCGCGCTCGAATTGCGAGGCCGGGCGATAGTTCTCGGTGATCCCGTCCACGGCATGTTGCTTTGACGAGCGCTCAGTTTCGAGCCCGATCCCCATGGCGCGCAGCTCGGGGCCCTGCGCCTTGAGAGCCTCGCCGGCCTCGGCATCGACCAGGCCGCGGAAGTAGGCCCCGAACGACCTTCCGAAACCCTGCTCAAAGGCGTGCCGAAAGACTGTGCCGGCGATGTCGGGCAGCGACGCGATCGCCATCGCGTGGCTCGAGACGATGTTGTTGATCTTGAGCGCACCCTGCGCGATGCGCGCGGTGTTGCTGCCCTGGTCGTATCCCATCACGCCGCGGATGCGATCACGCATGCCAGCGACGATCTTCATGTCATCGTCGCGGCGATTGTTGAGGCGGGTCTGCTCGGCCTCGGACTTTGCGCCCTCGAGCGCGCGCGCGTAGTGCTCGGCGATCTCTTTGAACTTCACCGTCATGTTGGGATCGCCGGCGAAGCGCTCGGCGAGGATGGTGTCTGGCAGGACGCTGTGCAGATACGACGTCGATGCCCGCACCGCGCTCTTGTCCAGCCACGGCCCGGCCAGGTCATAGGGCAGGTCGATCGCGCGGTGGGCGGTGTGGCCGCGCAGGTCGGCGGTCGGGCCCGGTACGCCGACTTGCGGCCCGCCGAGGTGTTCGTCGTATGGTAATCGGCCTTCCGGAGTGGAGATCGTGCGCAAGGCGATGTCCCTGGCCCGTTCCAGCAACTCATTGCGCGGCAGATCGAGATCCTTTTCGATGATGCGCTTGATGGTGTCGTCGATGACCTTGTCGGCGCCGGTGAGCCGCTCGGTCGGTGCCGCTTCGCCTTTCGCGGCCGCCTTGGCTGCTCGTTCGGCCTCGTACTTGGCGCGCGCCTTCAGTGCGGACTTCGCTTCCGCGGCCGACTTGCCCTCCCATTGGCCGATCGCCTCCTCGATCTTGTCGCGTACCGCGGCGGCGCGCAGGTGCTCGTCGTTGAGCTTAGTCTCGAGCTCGTCGATCTCGGCGCGCTTACCCGACAGCGCGTCGGCGATGACGTTGCCGCGCTCTCTGATCTTGGTTTCGAAGACGGCGCCGCCGCGCGCGCCTTCGATCCTGGCGGCACGCTCCTCTGCGAGCGTCTTGCGCAATTGGTTGAGCTGCTTGAGGTAGGGCTCGGCCTCCTTCTTGACCTCTGCCCGCGACTTCTCCAGCGCAACCAGGTCGGGCGCGAGGTCGCGGCGCGCCACCTTGGCTTGCTCAGCGGACTCCCTGATGCCGCCCTTGAAGCCGCTGATGACCTTGTCGACGGCGTCGACGTATTCTCCTGCCGCGTCGACGGCGTCGATGATCCCTTTACTCTGCTTGAGCTTTTGCGCGGCGCCGATCATCTTGAAAAGGAGGGCGTCGGCTTCTTTGATCTCAGGGAATTTTACTCTCTCGGCTTTGATGTCCTCGGCCAATTGCGCGAGCTTGTCGAGTTCCGGCTGCACCTTGTCGGTAACGCCGGCGATCTGCTGGCGGAGTTCGTCGAGCGGCTTCGAGAGTTTCTCCGAACGCTGGAATGCGAACTTGTTGAAGCGCTGGACTTCCTCCTGCTTGATCTCGGCTTCCTCGAGCGACGCCCGACGGCGCTCAAGCCTGCCGGTCATTTTCTCGATCGTGGCCTCGTGGGATTCGAGCGCGCCTTGGTACAGGCCGAGCCGTTCTTGGATGGCGGCCTTGACCGACTGCTGCCCGACCAGGTGGTCAGCCCACATCTTGACGAAGTCGTTCCAGCGGGCCCGGATCAACTCCTTGTTCCAGATTTGCGGAGCGTAGCTTTCGCCCTCGCGCGGCTCGATCGGCTTGAATCCGTCGATCGCCTTTTCGGCGCGCGCGGTCACGGCGTCGTAAATCTGCTTTCGATTCCATTGCGCCATGGCAGCGACTTGCGGGATCTCATGGGCGTCCTCGAGGTGCAGGGCGTCGTAGACCGCCGCATCGAACTCGTTGAAAGTCATCATGCCCTCGGGCGCGCGGCCCATGGCGCGCTGCGCCTTCTCAGCCACCGACGTGGCTTTGCCGCCAAGGTAGTCCTCCCAAAGCCGCATCATCTCGTTGCGCGCGCCGGAGAGCTTTGATTCCCGGAACAGGCTGATCTCGCGGTCGGCAGCGGGCCCGCCGCGCAGCGTCGTGGTCTCGCCGGCGATGTTGCCCTTGGTCGCAAACGACGTCTCTGCCATCTCGGCAACGGCGCGCTGGGTGACGGGCGCGCCGTTCTCAAGCGCGTCCATGTTCGGCCACATCTTGGAGATGATGGCGCGCACCCTGGGCCAGCCCTCGAGGCCATAGGGCGCTGGGCTTAGATTGCGGGTATCGGTGGCGGCAGCACCGGCGGTGCCCATGGTAGCCCCGACCTCGGGCGCTACGCTAGGCGTGGGCTGCTGCTCCTTTGCAGCCAGGTAATCACGATATGCCTTTGCCTTTCCCGTTCGAGTGGAGAAGTTGTCACTGATGTGCTGCTGCACCTGCGCATCCGACAGGTCGTTTTCCCTCGCAAACCTCACCAGATCTTCTGGTTCCCCAAGGAAGACCTGGCGAATCCGTTCCTGGATAGGAAGCGTCCGGCCAGGCGGAGGCGCGACGGCTGCTCCGACGATGCGCTCGGGCGGCTCAAGTGGAGCCACTACTTCCGGTGCCCCTGCCTTTGCCTTTCCCGTTAGAGTGGTTGCTGCACTGGGTACGGATGGCCCGGCGGTGACCTTGTACGTTGCGCTGCGGGAGCGCGGCTCCTCTTCCTTGACTACCGTGTAGCCGCGCCGCTCGAGCGCCTCGTAGACACGCGACGCCTCATCGGACGGGAAACGATCGCTCCAAAATTCCTTGCCGTTTGACAGCGCCCAGTCCGCGAGTTGGCGGTAGGCCTCTAAACCATTGCCCTGCCCGCGCACTTCTTCCTTGATATTGGCGCCGGTGACGCGGATGACTTCATGCACGGCGCCCGCATCGTCGATCGGTCGTTCGGTTGTGAAATCAAGCTTGCCGATTCCGCCGCCGTTCTTGTCGATGATCGGCAGGCTATAACTGCCTTCGGTGGTAGCGCTCTTGATGGCGCCCGGCGGCACGGCCTCGGGTACCGCGGGCGCGGCCGGCGCCGGCGCGGCGGCGGGGCGCGCAGACTCGGCCGCGGCGGGCGCACGGGCCGGCGGCACCTCCGCGGCGGGCACAACCTCCGGCGACACTGTGCCGGTGTGCTCGGCCAGGGCGGCACGGCCGCGCGCCAGCGAGGCGACCGCAGGTTGTAGCTTGCCTTCGCCGGCGAGCAGCTTGCCGGCGCCGCCGCCGATCATCGCCCACAGCAACGTGCCGGAGGCGACGGACTCAAGCGACTCCTTGAACGGCCTGGTTTCTTGTGTAGCGCCCAGGATGGTTTCTTGCGCGGCCATTCCCTTGAAGGTCATGGCGCCGACATCGCGCGCGCCAGTCAGAAACGCCGACCTGAGTGCCATTGGCCCGCGCGCGCCGAAGCCGAGAAACCACACGGGATCGAGGCCGCCGGCCACCAGCGAGGCCACCGTTCCCATCCAGCCATTATTCGCAACGGTGCGACGATCCGCGGTTTCCTGATTGAGCCGCTGCATGATCGCCTGCGTCTCGGCGTGCGATTGCGAAGCAACGAAGTGATGGGTATGCATCTCCTCGTAGGGCGTGCCCTTGATGTCCTCGAATGGATTGTAGCCGGGCTCGGGCGCGAACGGCCCCGAGGCGCGCGCGTTGCTCAAAAAGGAAACGACGCTGTTACTTTGCCGGGCCGCCGCCGCCGCCAGGTTGCCGCTCATATCCGGTTCGGTCGGCGTGACGCCGAGCACACCGCGCGGCGCGAGGTCTTGCGATGGCTCAAGGAACGGCATTGGTGGCCTGATCTGGTTGCGTGAGCAATGGACGTGGCACTATCCGCTCCTCGGTCGCGCGAATCCTGGCCTCGGTCGCGAGTGCCTCCTTCCGACTGGCGTCGCGGTCAGCAAGCGCCTTGAGCGGATCGAAATAGACGCGAGTGCTGCCGGTCGTCGGATTCCGCACGATCTCGTTGAGCCCGTTGCCGGTGTTGACGATCGCGAGATAGGACGGCGGCTTGCCGGCGCTGATCTCGGCTTGCGTCGTCGCATCGGAGGCGAGCCCGACGAATGTCCACCGCCGCACCCCCGGCCCCAGCGGGGTCGGTGCCCGAAACTCGCTCGGCTTGAGATACTCCGAGCCGAGCGCACCCACTATCGTCTCGTGCAATTGTTCCTTCATCCAGTCGTGCGATTCGCCGATCATCGGGTAGTAGGCTCCGCGCCGCTGGCCAGTATCCTTGTCGGCTGTCACCAGGTCGGGCGGGTAGGCCATGATCTGGTTGCCGGCGACGGCGCTAATGTTCCACTTGGTCTGCAGCATCTGCGCCGCGACCGTCTTCGCATTCTTGTGGTTGTTAAACTTATCGAACCATCCCCCTTCAGGCAGGCCCCAGGCGCGCTGATTGGTGTAGAGATCCTCGAACTCGATCTGCATCTGGGCGCCCACATCGCCCATGCCGACCACGACCGGCGGCTCCGACGGCGTTGACCCGGTGATATTGCGCGAGATGAAGCCGGTGCCGGGAATGCCCATGGCCGAGCCCATCTGATATGCGACATCCGACGGGGTCCAGCCTTTCGTCTCCTTTTTGGCCGCCGCAGTGGTCTTCTCTCTCTCGGCGATCTTTGATGGCTCGTTCGCTTCATTGAACCGCACGGCCATGTCCTCTGCCGTCATGAACGTGCGCAGTCCCAGCCAGGCGTGGAACATCTCCACGTCGCTGCTGAAGTTCTTTGCGAAGCCCACTGCATCCTTCCGCCACAGCACATCGAGCGCCGAGAAAGCCGCCGTCATGCGTGCCGGGTCTTTGCTGCGGATCATGCCGCCCAGCGCGGATTTCATCTCCGGCGATTCCATCGTAGCCTTGAACGTCTCGGGCTTGAGCGCCGTCTGCATGCTGTCGAGGATGCCCGCGGCCGCCCGCGCGTCGCCGGTGGTGAGCGCCGTATTGAGCGCCTTGCCTTCAGCATCGTTGGCGATCGCACTGACGTTGCCGATGTTGTAGCCGGACGCCCGCATCATATGGAGCGTGTCTTCCCGCGCGCTGAGTTCGGCTGTGTTCTGGGCTGGGGTGTTGGGCTGCAAAGGACGCACGGCTGGGCCGATGCCGTTCTGCGAGGCGGCGATCAGCGGCGCTTCCTTCACCTGCTTGGCGTTGGTTTCGGCGATCTCCTTGGTCGCCTGCAGCACGCTATACGTGGCCGGGTCGACACCGGAACTCTTCCGCGCCGCGATCTCGGACAGCAGCGCTGCCGAAGCGTCGGGTCCGCCGGGGAGCTGGTCGGCGATGGCGCGCCCTTGCAGCATCGGCTGTATCTTGTCGATCAGATCCTCTTTGCCGGAGAGCGTGACGAGGCCGGCGAAGGTTTGGAGCGTCTCGATTGGGATCGGCGCTTCCTTGGCCTGCGTTACGATTTGCTCGGCCATCCGTGTGGCATTGCGGCCGGTCGACTCGCGCACCTCTTTGACGGTCGATTCAAACAGCCTAATAAAATCGGCGTTTCGGACTGAACTGATACGCTGTCCTGGGACGAGGCCCGTGCCGGCGTAGGGGATGCCCTGGATACGCTGCTCCCAGACCTGCATGAACTGCGCGGAGGTCACGGTGTCGGATTGCGACTTCAGGGCGTCGGGCAGGTTGCCCTTGATCGCCGCCTTGGCCCAGGCTTCGCCCTTCTGGCGGCCTTCGGCGGTCGACAGCATATTCTGCCAGGCAGGTGCGTCGGGGTTTTGCAGATGCGCGGCGATGCCGCCTTGACCCTGCTGGTGCGAGAGATAGAGCTCGGTCGGAGTAGGATCGCGGCCAAAATGCTCCTTGAAGGCTCCAGCATCGGCCTTGAGCGAAGCGATGCCGGCACGGATGTTGTGCTCGGGATTGAAAATATCGCCGCCGCCGAACTTCCTGAACCCCTCATCCGACAGTTGATAGATGCCCTTGTAGCTGCCCGTCACCGCGCGCGGGTCGCCGCTGCTTTCTCGCGCTGCGATAGTCACGGCGAGCTGCGGGTCCAATCCCTGGCGCTTCGCCTCCTGCTCAATCATGCCCTGGATGCCTGCATCGGACAGACGGATTCGCAACGCCGGGATGAAACCGCGCTCCATTTGCCGAGAGATTTGGATTGCCTCCTCAGGCGTCGCGCTCTTGAACGCCTGCGCCAACGGCAGCATCATCCGGATTCCGTCGAGCCTAGCCATGCTCTTGAAGTCGTTGAGCCTGGCGGAGTTCTGGTAATAGTCGTCGTGCTTGATCTGGTTGTAGCTGTTCGGCGCTTCCCTGATATTATTCTCGTAGACGGTCATAGCCGCCTGGTTTTGCTGTACCTCGAGCTTGTCCTCGACGTTGACACGCTCGAGCAATTTCATTCCATCGACGACGCCCTTGTCGCGCTTCTGCTGCGAGAGCTTGAGATCGGGGTTGTCGAAGGCCTCCCGCAGAGCGTGCTGTGCCTCGACGATGTTGGCCTTGGTCTTGTAGGTGCGCAGCACGTTGCCGAGGATGGCTTGCGATAGGTCCTCGTCGCGATGGTCGGAGATCTCCTGCTCGGCGCGCGCGGGCGTGTACAGGACGCGCGGGTCGTCGCCCAGGCTCTTATAGACGCTGAGCATCTCGCCGAACTTCTGCTTGTACTCCGGCTGACCGACGCCGCCCTGCCGCGCCAGCGACGTCATGTCCTCGCGCAGGCTGACGAGGGCCGCCTTCTGCGTCTCCAGGAACTGCCTGAGATTGGTCTGCGCGGCTTGGTCGGTGGCGCTGCGGTAGTTGTGCTCGCTCGAACGGGCGATCTGCGCCGCCACTGAAGGCCGCAGTTCCGGCGGCAGGTTTGGGATCGTCTGGTCAGCGTACTCCTTGGAGGCGACGCGAACGCCGGCCGGATCATTCGGCAACTTGTTCTTGATCTCGTTGAGATCGCTCTCGACCTTCGGCAGCGTCTGCGAGAGCGCAGTCTCCATCGCCGCCTTCTTGAAGGTGATGGAGGCCGGCCCGAAGATGGGCATCCGATCGACAATGAGGTTTCCATTAGGGTCGGTGCGCACTGCTTCGTGGCCGGCTTTCTCTGCGAACGGTTCGGCGACGTCCTTCTCGATGACCTCGCCGGCGCGCGCGAGGTTCTGCGCCAGCAACAGCCGTGGCTGCGCGATGTCGGCGCCCGAGACGCGTGACTCCGGTGCCCGCACTTGCGGGACGGTGTTGGGGATCATCGGCAGAACGTCGGCCATGCGGTCTCCTTAGCCAAATTGGCTTAGCGATCCTTTGGGACCGAAGGCCTGGGCGGTGCCGCCGGCCACCTGGGTGAAGGCCTTGAGATAGGACTGCGTGACTGCGAACTCGCCGGCCTGGCGCAGGTAGCGGGCCGAGGCGGCATCCTCGTCGGCCTGCGCTTCCTGGGTGCCGACGGCGGCCAGGCGCTGGCGCTCCGAGATTTTGCGGTTGTAGTCCTCGACGGCGGCGGTGGTCGGCGAGGTCGGGTCGGCGTGGCCGGCGGCGCGGATGACGTCGATGTTGGCGAGTGTGGTGGAGAGGTTCTCGCGCATGACGGTGTCGGTGAGCTCGGCCTGGGTGCGGCCGATCTCGGCGGCGCGCTCGGCATGCGCCGCCTTGAACTCGTCGGCGGCCTGCGTCGCCTTGCCTTCGGTGAGGCTGCTGGCGACGGTGAGCCCGAGGGAAGCGATCGATGCGGCACCGGCAATGCCTGCTGCTTGGCCCATGATTTTTACACCGTGATTTCCATGGCCGCTTCCATGATGGTGAGCGGGCCGGGGGTGTCCTTGATGATGGCGGCGCGCGGATCGTACGAGCGGCCAGTTGGACGCCAGCCGAACGCGCTGGCGCGCCGCGGCGGCGGCAGGGTGGGGTTGTCGCCAATGTTCCAGGCGGGCACGCGCTCCACCAGCATGATGGTTCCAAGTGGAGGCGAGGTCGGCGTCTGCGGGCCGCCGTTGAGCTGGGCAAATAAAAACCCCGTCGAGTCCTGCACGTAGACCATGAAGCGCGTGATACGCCGCATCTTGACACGCTGGCCGACGTCCTGGCCGGCCTGGGCGATGCTGGAGAACGGTTCGAAGGTTGCGGTCCAGGCCTGGCCGGCCGTGAGGGTCGCGCTCGTGAGATCCTCGCCGCCCTGGAATTGCGGGACGATGAAGCCGTTGGCGTCGACCTGATAGGTGCCCATCATGCGGGCGCCGCCGTCAACCAGATCGACGGTGCGGCCCGCCATGTACCAGAGCGGGCCCTTGCCGCCGGGGATCGGCAGGCCAGGCGGCTGCGTGTTGTAGAGCTGCGAGCCGTCGAGATAGCGCGTGTTATCGGAGAGCTCGGCCAGCGATTCCGCGGGCGACCCATATTCGGTCGTGTAGATCACCTCGGCGTTGGCGCTGGCCACCCACTTGCCGTTGCCGCCCGACCAGGGCGACCAGCCTATCGAGCCTTCCTTCAGGTCTTTCAGATCGGGCGAATACTTGCCGACTGCGAGCGTGCCATCGGCATTGAGCACGTAGAGATAGCGCTCGGCAAAGTCGCCGCCGACCGTTGGCACTGCGATTGCAATCGGCGTCGCCAGCAGATGGGTATGCATCGCGGTGAGTTCGATCGCACGCTCGAGCCGCGAGGAAAAGCCGGTCGAGACGATCGCCATCACCTTGTTGCCGCCGGCAGCGACGTAGATCACCACCTCGTCGGCCAGCCGCGGCTGCACCGGGCCAGCCCCGTCGGCGGTGACCAGGATGAAATTGACCGAGCCGGGCCGCAGCGGGTTCGCCGGAGTGATCGGGACGTAGTAGACGGCATTGTCGCAGAACACGAACTCGTTGGCGTCGGCGCCGCCCATGACGTTGAGCACCAGCGACTTGCCCGGCACGAGTTCAAAGATAGCGTCGGTGGCAAGCCCGTCGCTGGCGAAGGCGTCGGGATAGAGATCGGTGAAGGCGTTGACGGCGCTCCAGGCCACGCCGCCCGGCACCGCCGGAAACCCGCAAAAGCCGAGCCGGGTCTGGTCGAAGAAGCACGACGCCGGATAGCCGGCGGAGGCGTTCATTATCTCCTGGTCCCAGATGACCGAAGCGGCTGGCGCGGCGTCGGCGACGGCGGTGACCGAACCGATCGTGGGAGACCCGGGGCCGGCCAAGTAAGCAAAGTCGCCCGCCTGAAACCGCCTGTTGGTCGAAAGCTCGACGGTGAGATTGGGCGCGGCGAACGTAACCGTGACGCCGGTGGCGCCGCTCGAGTTCTGTCCCACCACGTCACCGACCGATGGAACATGAAAGACAGTGGGTATGGTGAGCACCTGCCGGTTGCTCGACAACGACTCGTTGACGTTGGCGGTGCCGACGGTCGACGAGGTGACGCTCGCGATCGTCATCTGCCGGCCGTTGAAGCGGATGCGGGTGCCGACCATCGGGGCGGTGAGCACGGGCGCCGAGAAACCGATATTGATCAGCCCGGTCGTGCCGCTCACCGTCATGGTGATGCCCTTGGGCGCCAGCCGGTAGAAGATTGTGCGCTTCTGGGTGCCAAGCACGAGCTCAGCATAGTCGGCGATCGACCAACCGCCGCCATCGTTGAGCGTGAGCACCTTGGGGATCTGGCCGGGGAAGGTGATGGCGATCTGGTTGCCGTAGACCACCCAGCGAACATCCTTGGCGGTGGCAGCGGTCCAGGCCAGCCCGCCGGTCGTAAACACGGAGACGCCGGTGTTGTCGCGCACCGTCAGCGTGCCTCCGTCGAAGATCAGATAGAACAACAGGCCGGGCGCCATCACCACCTTGTCGACGCGGCCGACGGCTTCGAACAGCACGCGCCGGCCGGGCCGGTTGGTCAGGCCCCCGGTGTTGAGCGCGCGGCAATTGCGCGCCTGGCGCACGCCGGCCTTGGCGAGGGCGTTGCTGCGCTGCGCGCTGCCGTCGACCTCGCCGCCAGTGAAATCGACCTGTGCGCCGTTGAGTTTCGGGATTCCCATTGTCAGCTCGGTGTTCCGGTGCCACCCCAGCCGGCTGGCGTCACCGGCCACGGCCGACGGATGCGACGCGACGCCGTCACGCGCGAGTTGAACATGGCGCGTTTCGGCTTCTCCTGATCGGAGCGTGTCTGGGCTTGCGTCAGGATGCCCATCGCCGCGCGTTCCTGCAGGTTGGCCTCGGCGGCGTCCTCGTGCAGGCCGCGATAGATGCCGGCGATCACGAACTTATGGATGGCCGTCCAGAACTCGCGCAGTAGCTTGTCGGCCGCGCCGTCGCTCGAGACGTACTTGATCTTGACGGTGCCGGCGCCGACGCGGCGTAGTTCGATCTTGTTGCCGACGATCTGATACACGCACGGCGCATCGTTGAGCCGCACTAGTATAATGTGTACGCAGTCCTGCGGCTTGGCGAAGGTGGTGTCGAACTGGTTGTCGACGGGGGTCTCGCCGGTCGGCGTCAGTTCGCGCCAGCGCGTGCACTGCGCCCAATTGGCCATGCCGAGCGCGTATTCGAAGGCCACTTCATAGGCGGCGGAGGCGACGTTCCACGAGGGCGAGCCGTCATCGGCGACAGCGACGAGGCTGTCGCCAGTCAAGGCCAGCGCCTGGTTTATGACTCCAATTTTATCTATTGGCCACATGCCCGAGCCTTTGCGCTAAGGCCGGGCGCGGGCAACGCACCGCTACGTTCGTCGGTACGGGCGCGGGTGATCGTCGTCGTTCTTCGCTTCGTTCTTTTTGGCATCGGCTGTCGCGTGTTCGTTCTTCTTGGCTTCGGCAACGCGGCGGTCGTGTTCGGCCAGGATGAGCTTGTCGGCTTCGGCGACGGTGACGGTGGTATGCGCGCCGAGCTTCATGGCGATCTGGCGCCGCTTCGGGAACGACAGGTCGCGCCAGTCGTCGGGGATGGTTACGACGCCGGCGGCTTCGGACTTCTCCGAGTCGGGCCACGGCTCGAGCGACCACTCGTCGGGAAACCTGGCGACGGCCGTCTGCGCGTCGACCCGGTACATCTCCACCGGGCCCTTCTCGACGTGATAGGCGGTGACTTGCATCGCCTGCAGATTGGATGGCGGTGGCGAGCCGACGTTCGGCCCCTTGATGTCGACCATGGTGCAAACTCCTGCTGATATGAACTTAGAAGTCTGCGTCCGAGCTGCTGATCCATGACGATAGCGTGATGGTGGGGCTGGTCCCGCCGACGACGACATACATCTTGATATAGCGGAACACGACGTCGGCATGCAGGTTGCTGCAGGCCTTCTCGTACTGCAGGCCGGCGCGGCCGGGCGGCGGGACGGCAGTGATAGGCGACGGGCCGAGGATGGTCGTCACCAGCCGGCCAGCGGTGACGGCGGCGGCATCGAACATCATCAGCAGTTCGACGTTGCCGTTGCCGAAGGCGCTATCGTTGGAGCCGAACAGCGCAAACCGATACGATTCATCGTTGGCCGACACCTTCAAGTTGGTGGTGTTGATCACCCACATGAAGTTGGTGCGCCCAGCGGCCGATGAGGGAGCCGCGCTGCCGAGATCGAGCGTGGCATTCACGTTGTTGGCGTAGCCGGTGGCGGCGATGACCTGCGCATTGGCAAACGCCGTCGTCGCGTCATAGGGATGCGTGTAGTGCGGGACTTGTGACGGGATCAGATTTGCCGTGATGGGCATTGCGCCCTCCTTGCTAGGTCTTCGATTTCGCGCTGGCAGCAAATTCAAAGTCGACTGCGTTCGATTCCATCGCGCCGTTGCGCACCGTGCACTGCACGACCGCGGGCGCGAGCCACAGCGACGGCTTCACGCCGGTCGACACCGAGCTGTTTACGTCGCTGTAGGTTGTCGGTTCGTCATGGCCCGCGAAGTGGATGACGCTGCCTGCGCTGAAGCCGGACCCGTGCACGAACAGCGTGAAGTCGGGAGTGCCGATCGTGCAGCCGGCTGGCTCCAGGCTTGTGATCGTTGGCGCCACGTCTGCAACGGCGTCCGTTGCCACGGGCGTATAGGTCCAGTTGCCGATGACGGCGGTGGGATCGTTGGGGCCGAGGATGTCGGCCTTGACGCTAACGCCGTCGCCGAGCTGCTCGAGCACCTTATGCAGCAGCATTTGCAACTGCTGGCGCTCGCCGCGCGGGTTGCCGCCGCCGAAACCTTCGCCCTGCTTGTCGATCAGCAAAGAGAACAACGCCATTGCACAACCTATGCGACGATGGTGGCAGCGGTGATGGAGTCGAGGCGGGCGCAGGCGCGCGGGTGCTCTTTGCAGATGCCCCAGTCCCACTTGATGTGGGTGGAGTCGAACGGCTGGCCGATCATCGGGCCCTCGGGCATGATCGAGAGCGGGGTCTGCTCGATGGCGTAGACGCCGCCGTCGCGGAACGAGACGCAGTAGATCGATGAGGTGACGGCGCCGCCACCGCCGGAGGCGACCTCGGTGAACGGCAGCAGGTCGGGCGAGTCGTCGGGATCGTAGCCGTACAGGATCGGCACGCCCTTATAGGCCATGATGCGCCGGCCGAAGTCGTCCTGCATGTTGGTGAAAGCCTGGTTCGTGAGCGAGTTCGAGCGCGCTGCGATGTCGACATAGGGCATCAGGCTGCGCGGGAAGATCCAATGCGTCGGCTTGTTCACCAGCCAGTACAGTTGATCGAGGCCGCCGAGCGAGAGCGGCGCGCCGCCACTGGCTGCCGAATTGTGGATCAGGTTGATGCCGACGGTGCCGCAGCGGGACTGCAGTCCATTGGGCGTGCGCGGATTGGAGGTGTTGTCGCCCTTGATGATGTTCTGCGTGAAGTACTGCGACAGCGCGATGGTCTTGAGGTTCTCCTGCCGGTATTTGTGCTCGGTGCCGAGCCGGTCGATCAGCGCGCGGTCGGTGAAGATGTACTCGTCGATGAAGAAGGTGTCTTCCTCGCGCAGGTTGAACGAGCCAGTGCCCTGGTTGCCGGCTTCGTTGAGGCCGCGGAAGCCCACGACCGGCAACGAGCCGATGTCCATGAACGCCCGCTTGCCCATCGACGCGGGCAGGATCGGCATCGCCCGCAACACGTCCGACTGCGCGACCATGTTCTCGACGAAGGTACGGGTGGGATCGTTCTCGTTCAGGGTCTTGGCATACTCGACCAAGGAGAGCGGCGTAGTGATGGTGGTGGTGATGTTGGTTGCCATTTACGTCAGCCCTTCTTTCGCTGCGCGTCTTGGGCGGCGCGCCGCTGCAGGAAATTCATGCTCTCGTAGCCTGGGATCTTGCCGGCCTCGTCGGCTGGGGCGCGATGCGCTTGCGAGAAGCTGCCGCCGCCCTGGCTGGCGAACTTCGCCATCAGGCCTTCGAAGGCCTGCACGATGTCGGCGGTCACCAGCATGGTGTTGAGGGAGGCCGCGGCCTTATCGCCGACGAGGCCCCGGTTGAAGGTCTGAACCGCCGTGACGCGGGCCTGGCCGGTGGGGCCGAGCTTCTCGACCTCCTTGGCCTTGTAGGTTTCAAAGTTCTGCCGATCGCCGATCACGGAGCCGCCGTACAAGCCGAGCAGTTCGCTATAGGCGGCCTGCGACAACTGATGGCGGTGCGCAAACTGGCGTGCCTGCGCGAGCAGCGGGCTTTGCTCGTCGAGCTTGAACTCGACGCCCTGCGGCACCTTGAAGTCGGCCGGCAGCTCGACCTTGTAGTCCTCGGGCTTGGCCGGCAGCGTCGCGACGCGGGAGTCGTGCGTGGCCTTGGCGGTGAACAACTCGCCGAGCTCGGCTTCCGACACCTCGTAATTGCCGACCTGGACTTTAGCCGACGGCGCTGCCGCGGCTGGAGCCGGGGCAGCATGGGCGGAAGCTGCGGCAGGCGCAGCAGCAGCGCCGTCAGGTGGAGGGCTCGGAGTTGTTGAGGAAGTCGCGGGCGGATTGCCGGCGGGCGCCGGTGTCGATGGGTTTGGGGGCGGTGAAGACGATGAGGTCGAAGCGGCCGGCGCTGGCGTAGTCACTCGATTTCTCCGCGATCCCCGATGACATGCGCGCCATCAAATTCGCGGCGAGAGTGCGGGTGCCGTGGTGCACCTGCAACGCACCGTTTTCGCTGGTTCTGGCGATGCCCATGAGTTCGCGCTGCAGGTAGCGGTAGAGCAGCCGGCCGTCGCTGGTGCGCCCGATATTGGCCAGCGCGCTGTTGATGTCGGCGTCGCTGATGTCTTCGGTCATTGCGGGGCGGCGGGAGGTTGGGCGCCGTTGGTGGCGCCCGCGCCCGCGCCCGCGCCCGGAGGTGCGCCCGCGGGCAACAGCTTCTGGATCTGGCCGATGGCGGCGTTGACCTGGTCCTTGCTGCGGAATGCGATCAGTTTCACGCGCATTTTCGCGAGGAAGTTTTGCATGGTGACCTTGCCGTCGATCCACATGCGGTACTCTTCGGGGAAGAACTGGCTCATCAGCTCGAGGAAGCGCACGGCCATGGCGATCTCTTGCTGCTCGGCGGCGCGCTGGGTCGGGTTCATCGGCCGCGTCGACACCACGCCGCCGCGCGCGGCCAGGCGCTGGATCACGCCCTTGCGCTCGAGAATGTATTTGAAGCGGGAGAAATACTGCGCCGGCCCCTCGCGCCAGAAGCTCAACCCACTCGTGCCGATGCGGCGCTGCGCGCGCGCCATCTCATCGAGCCACTGGCCGAGCGTGGGCGGGGTGTCGCCGGTCTGCTCGGGGAAGTCGACAAAGAACAGCCGTTTGAGGCGGTGCTCCTTGTCCTGGTAGACGTAGTTGGCGGCGTTGGCGGGCGGCGGCTGGTAGATCGACTTGACGGCGTCCTGGCTGCCGACCTGGATCGGATAGGCCATGCCTGGCTCCAACCCCTCCTCGATGGCGGCAAACGAGTCGTGCGGGAACGTGATCGGCGGCACCATCGAGATTTCGGCATGCTCGGTGCGCTGGCGCTCGAGCTCGTCAACCTGGCGGACGCTCGGCATGCCCTGCAGCAGCGGCCCCAGCCCCCACTCCCAGTCCGCGCTCGGCGCAAACCGCGCGGGAATGCAGGGACAGGAACCCTCGCCGACCAGCTCGCCGGAGTGGATGAGCTCCTTCTTGATTAGGATGGTGTGCTGCCAGACGACGTCGTCGACGCGGTCCCAGTTGCGCCAATAGCCCCAAGTCACTTGGGTCTTATCGGTCTTCTTTTTTTCGATCTCCGTGCGCTGCTTCTCGGGAATCTTGTCAAAGATCTCAGCTCCCAACAGCTTGCGCAAATAGCTGTTGCGGGTCTGGCGGGTGACGAAGCGGTCGTCGATCTCGCCGTCGGGGCCGAGGCTGCAATCGAACTCGCGCAGCGGCACCGCCATGACTTGGATCGGATCGGCAGGGAGGCGTCCGGCGTCGATCCAGAGGATGGCGGTGCCGATCGCCAAGTCGGGGCGATAGGATTTCGGCAGCTCGGAGTAGAAGTTGGAAGCCTTGATGGCCTCGAAAATCTGCTCGTCGTCCTTGCTCACCTGATCGGCGACGCTGTCCCACACATCTTTAGTGACGTACATGCCGCGGCCGCGCTCGACCCAGGCCTGCGCCTCCGGCATGTAGGTATTGACGATCTCGGTGACGAAGTCGGTGACCAACTCGAAGCCGAGGTCGGTGTTGAGCTCGGGAGCGTCCTGGATGCGGGTCTGCGGCAGCGCGGTCTGCGACGACACCACGCGCATGCGGTTGGGGTCGGAAAAGAAGTAGGCCTCGCGGAAGTCGAGCGACCAGATGCCCTTCTTATTGATCGCTTCTTGCAGCCGCTCGTTGGCTTCTTTCTGCAAATCGTCGTCGATGCCGTCGCTGCTGTCGTAGGCCATGCCTCACCCGCGCGCCTTGGCCAACAGCGGCGAGATCCCACTGGCGATGCTGGAGTAGTGCGCCATGATGGCGGAGTTGTCGTAGTCGGTGAGTTGGCCGAAGCGGGCGGTGAGAGACTGGCTCTCTTGCGCGACCTGGGTCTGGATGGCGCTGGTGCGATCCTGCTCAGCCTGCTGTTGCAGGGCCCGGAGCTCGGGATTCATCTGCGGCTGTTCGTACTGCGGCGCTTCCAAGGACTTGACCTCCGGTGCGCACGCAGTCTCGCCACAGCGCATCGGGACGCAACGCACTGGAGCGGAGCCCGATCAGGTGCTTCATCGCCGGCACGCACCAGAAGCCGATGCGGAAGAACATGCGGGCGTCATCGCGCCGGGGCACGCGGATGATGTCGGCGTCGCGCTGCCAGACGGCGAGGATGGCGATGACGGCATCACCGTCAGGTACAACCAGGATTTGCGTGCGCCGGAAATGCACGTCGTAGAACAGCCAGTGCTCTGTCGCCGGCAAATAGGCGTAGGCGCGTACATGCTTGTAGCGGCCGAGCCAGCGCTGCCAGGGATGCAGGGCGACGCGCGAGAACACCAGCACGAACGACTGCGGCTCGAGGGCGAGCTGGCGGCGGTCTACGGATATCATCGGCCTGGCGCAGGTCGCCAAACGAAATCGCCCTTGTTCTCGCGGATGGCCGGCTCTTCGGCCTTGCATTCGCATTCGAGGCCGACGAACCGCCCTGCGACTGGACGCCAGAAGTTGCGCACCACGCCATTCGGGACGTGGTTGTCTTCTTCAGATCCGTCGAGGCCGAACTGCTCGAGCACCCACTTGGCCGCGTTGGTGTCGCAGCGCGCCGGGCCGAGGACCGTCTGCTTGCTGATGCTGAGATGATACTGAGGGCCCTTGTCGACTTTGCCATCGTCGACAACCTCGACCGCGCTCATCACCGCCAGGCTGGACTTGGCGTGAAAGAATATGCGCGACGGATAGCCCATGCTGAAGTTCTTGTCGCAAGGCAACTCTCGCCACCCTCCGCCCTTTGGTTTCAGCACAGACGTGATGCTGCGAGTCCCGTCGGCGTAGGTGTCCATCCTTGCCTCTCTATGCTGTGATCCGGCGCAGGCTGCGGCTGCGATAGGCGTGCACGGGCTTCATCTGCGCGGCGGGCGTCAGCCCTATCATGCGGGCGCCCTCGCCGCAGCCGATACACATATACTGTAATGCGTCGCAGATGTGGGAGTAGCGGTCCTTGTTGGGCTTGAGGATGCCCATCTCGTCCTTCTCATTATGATAGCGCCCGGCCATGGCGACCTTCAGGGTCCGGCAGAGCGGTGACATTATAAAGCGTGGGCGGGCGTCGTGCATCTCGTTGAGCAGGTTGGCGACGGCGTCGATGCGGGTGGAGATCATGTTCTGCTTCAATCCAGGTGGCGGCATCACGCGGATGCCGTTGGCAGCGTAGATCTCGTAGCCGGTGCGATCGTCGTTCAGCCCCTTGTCTTGGCCCTTCGGATCGCCATACGCCCGATACGGGCAATTCGGGTAATGCTGGGTCAGGAACCGCTTCACCATCGGGGCAGAATCCACCGTCGAGGTGTTGTTCCAGACCAGCTCGTGTTGCACCAACAACCGGTTCCCGACGGCCTGCGCGAACACCACCCCCGCGGACCGCCCAAAGTCCAGCCCGATCACCACCTCGAACCCCTCGATCGGCCGCAACACCTCGCGCGAAACGTGCACCTCCTCGCGGAACATCGGCCACACCGGAGAGCCCTCGACGACCAGGGCGATCCGGTTCATCAGCCGCGAGTCGATCCAGGCTTTCGACTTGCCGGCGATCAGGCGCGGATAGTAGTCGGGTGACAGCCAACGCAGGTTCTCCGCCCCCGGGTTGATGTCGTAGCCTTCGATGCGCCCGTGCTGGTCGAGCCGCTCGATCAGTGCCGCAGGCTGCTTCCAAAACCCCCAGGTGTCGCCCGGCCACTGGTATCCCTGCCGCTCCTCCGCGCTCATATTCGGCGGCAAGTCGACCTGCCCAGTGATCAGCGCCAGCCAGTGATCCTCGTCGGGGGCGTTGGCGTCGCCGATCACGCCGGTCCAGGTGGCGCCGCCCTCTTGCAGCGACGGATAGCGGCCGACGCGCGACGTCATCTCGTCAAAGATGGTCTTGTCGGAGAACTGTACCTCGTTGAACCAGATCCCAGTATATTGTGTGGAGCGCAGCTTCGACACGTCGTCGGGCTTGTCGAGGGCGAGGAAGTCGACGTGCAGCATGACGTCGTCGAACCGCATCAGATGGTACGGCGGCTGCCCCCAGTTGAAGCGGCCGTACAACTTCTCCGGGAACCATTCCAGCCACTCGCGGATTGTGCTGCGCTTCAGGTCTGGGTATATGTTCCTGCAGGCGGCCCAGCGGCTCTTTCTCAGTCCATCGTAGCGCGACTGTCGCTGCTGCTGCGCGTGCCGCAGGATGCGCGACTGCGCGCCGACGGACTTGCCGGAGCCGATCGGGCCCTGAATGATGTCAACGAAGTTGTCGCTCAACACAAAGGAACACAGTTGCGTGCCAGCCTCGAGCTCCACCTTGCGACGGCCGTCGGCGGCGAGGATGCTGTAGTCTTCGGGCAGCTTAGCGGCGCTCATGGATTCGCCACACAAAAAGATAGCTCAGTAATCTGTTGGCCCTGTTTAGCCCAGCGCGCTGTCGCGTAACCTCGGTGCGTAGCCGCTCGATCTCGTCCGCAGCTTCGCCGTACATCTCCCAAGCATTGGGGCCGCCAAGCCGCAGGCGCTCAACAAGGTCAATCACGGTCGCGGCCGCAGGATGTTGCCGCCCTGCGACGCCCGCAACAGCACGGCCTTGGCAGCGTCCAATCCGAGATTGATCTCGCCCAGCCCGGCGCCAACAGCAAAGCCGTTGAACTGCCCCGGCGCGAGCGCCACCCCGACGCCGAGCCCGATCACCCGGCCAGCACGCGCGTCGGCCAGCAGGTGCTCGAGCAGCCGGATCACCTCGGGATTGCCGAGCGCCTGCGCCAGCAGGGCGTCAGCCACATGCGCGCCGTTCGCCATGTCAGGCCTCATCAAAGGCGTCTGTCTCTATACTATATGCAGCAACCCGATTTATGAGGCCGAGCTTCAAGCCGCCGCCCTTCAACTGCATCAGCAGGATAATGGCGACGATGGCCACCAGCACCACCAGAGCGATCATGACAATCTTCCTGATGGGCTCGGGCAACTCAACCTGATTGAGGATGTACCAGGCGGCGATGACGACGATCGCTAGCACCGCCAGCAGAATCAACAGGTCAACGAGCCAGCCACTCATGACGACCTCCGCTTGCGCTTCCCCTTGCGGGACTTGCCGGCCTTGTTGAGGGCGATCGCGACGGCCTGACGCTGCGGCACTCCAGCACGCACCTCGCGCCGGATGTTGCTGGAAATCACCTTGCGCGACGACCCGCGTTGCAACGGCATGTCAGCCTCTCGGTTCGGGGGGGATGTCCCAGCGGGGATGCAACCGCGCAGGGCCGGCAGCACCAGCATGCGCACGCAATAGCGGCAGCCGCGCTGTGCGCACATCGCCAGCCCACTCCACGGCGAGCTCGGCGTCGCTGCCGTCCCATGAGTTGGTGTCGACGTCGCCATCAACGCCAGGGCAACCTTGCGGCTGCGGGCCAACATTGCCGTCCGAGTACTGCCACAGCCACTCGCGCTCCCACGACGCCTGCACCACGGGCGCCTCACTATACTGCGCCACCCACAACCGGTGCATACCAAAGAACTCATCAACCTCGCTGCCAAGCGCCTCCTTGGCAGTGTTGCCTGAATACAGCACGCAGCGCCCCTCACCGACGGCACTGTCAATCAGTTGCATGAACGTGCGCGCTTGCTCCAAACTCATAGTGTTGTCGCCGTAGTCCTCCCAGTCGAGGCAGTACAATGTCGCAGCATCCACGCCAACAACATCAAGGAAATGCTCAGCCTGTACGACTTCGTCACTCCCAGTTGCAAAATGATACGCCCCCCACAACAACCCCGCTGCAATAGCGTCCTTACGCATCGACGCATAGCAGTCGTCAACGTAGTCGCTACCCTCCGTCGCCTTGTGCACAATCCCTACAATCCCAGCAGCCTTCACATCGTCCCACGACGTCACGTCGTTGTGGTGGGATATGTCCAAAACCTTGCGGGTGATCGTCGTCATGCAGGTTGCCTCCTACGTCGCAGCTTGCGGGGTGTAGGTCCACGAACCAACAGTCACAGCATCAACATTGGGCTTGAGGTTCACATCCTTGATGACGCCAGTAACCAGGCTGCCACCACCAATCTGCTCAGCAACAATCCCTAATATCTTCCGGATCTGCTGGCGCTCCCCGTTGCGCTTGCCACCACCAAAGGTCGCTGTCGGAGAGTCAATCGTCAGAACAAACACTGTCGCCATCACAGATACCCCTTCTTCGCTACCAAGACCGAAACGTCAAAGCTACAACCAGCACAACCACAGCCTCAACCAGATACAGCCCAGCCAAGATCACCGCAGCCTCCAAACCCAAAACCTCTGCAACCAACCGGCTAAACATGGCTGCACCCTTACTTGCACGACGGCAAGCTGGGATACCGCGCACACACAGCACGACGTACACGCGCCTTCTCGGCAGACGTCCCGTGCTGCGAAACACGGGACAACGCATTCGCTGCGTGACGGCGGTCCTCAATGGGATACGCACGCTTCGATGGAAGGGCAAAACTCCCACGCGATAACTTCGAACGCCGCTTCGACGTCAACTTCGCCATCCCAGCCTCCCCTACTCGATGCCCCACGCTCGTAAACACTCGAGCCACGACAAATCCGACCGCTCGATTGTCATCGCCGACGGTGAAACCCACAACGAATTGCGCAACGAGCCAGGCAACGCGTACAACACAACCAGCCGGTCCATCGCCATGAATGCGAAAAGATCAACCTGGTTGGCATAACTCTCCAGATTAGAGCCAACTTTGTGGTGGCCAAATTGGTAGCCAGCCCTTCCACCACAGTAATCGCGACTTGACGCACGCCGGCTGCTCTTCACCTGCACGCGGCGCAATCCACCAACGTCAACGATAAGGTCGTATCGCAACCCCTCGCCAACAGTGAAGCAATCAAACCCGCGCCGACTGACATCATAAGCAACGAAAAATTCAGCAGCTCGAGCCAGATTGCGTTCAGCCCGGAAATCTCTCGCAGGAGCCTCGGTAAACTCGTCCGTAGGCTCGTCCTCAAAGATCGATAACTGCATCGCAGACACAAACGCCGACAACTCACACCCAGCAACGCACCCCCCGAAAATTCAGTCCAAAAATTTCCAGGGAAATCGCCCGGTGGTTTTCACCAAACACGCAGAGGACGCGCACCAGCACTGAGTTCGGCGCCGAATCTTCCCCCCGGCCTCGCCGTGCGGGCATCGCCGATCGGCCTGGCCCTGCCCTCGCCTCGCGTGCCTCGAGGCGCTGCATCCCCCTTGGCAAGGGAGCATCACTCGTTGGTAACACTGGCGTTTTCAACGGTGCGTACGTCCAGCGTACGTTGCGGCGCCTCAATCTGCTTCACGCCGCCTTGCACCACGATCACAAGGCCAGGTGTTGCTTGCGTTGCGCGCGTTGCGGCTGGCTCTAAGTCCATCCGCTCGAGCATGCCGATCGCTTGCACCGCAGGGATGTTGTTTGCGGCGTCGCGTATCTCGGCAAGGCGGTGTACATTGGCACCGCACACCGATGCCCTAAACACCTCCCTTCTGCGCTTGAGGTGAGCAATTACGTGTGTGCGACCGAACGCTTGCCGAACTGTGTATGTGGTAAGGCCGCTCTGCTTGGCGGCGACGTCCATCGGCAGCCCATCGAAAACGATGAGATCGATTGCTTGCGCAAGTTTTCCTTGGACGCGAGCACGCGGTCCGCTGGCGGGCTGGGGAAGCTTGGGGTTTGCGATATGGGCGTTACGCATGATGTGACGGATGGCTTGGGTAAGCCATTAAGGCAACGCACTGGTTGGGGTCGGGGTCGTGGTGAAGAGGCCGCGCGCGCGAAGCAATCTCAGCTTGCCACAATGTTGTCAACCGTAGCCTGGTAGTATCATAGTGGATTTGACCTCGGATGTACGCCTTTTGGCAAGTTGTTGCAAAATTTGATGTATAGAATGACGTAGATTACGGATTATTACGGGTTTGTGCGGTTGCATTGTGCTACTGTGTGTGCATATTGCAGATGTACCGCAGCGATGCCACTCGCTGCCCAACCGAGAGGATAATCCTATGAACAAGCCACAGCGTAGCGACTATTATCCCTACGACTCCATGCCTGCATTCAATGACGGGATAGTCGCATACATACGCGGCGACTACACATCACAGCCGCACAGCGCCGACTCTGCGTCTGCACAAGCGTATGACCGCGGTATGGAATACGCCATGCGCGTGCAACGATGGGTAGGAAGGTAGGACGAAACGGGCGCAAGCCCGTCTCGCGGTGACGCCGCGACTGATGAGTCCGTCCCGTGCCACCGGGACCCAACCGAGAGGATACCCCTATGACTTACCTTGATATGGTTTACGTGCTCGATTTGGTTTGCATCGGCATTGCCACGCTACTGACGCTTGCCGTTTGCGTCATTTGCTACGCCGAGCTTGAAAGCATCGACTAAACCTAAATCACTAACACAACCGCGGGATGCCACGCCCGCATCACACCGAGAGGATCACACCATGGTTCGCCATGCTACGGATTACGCTGTCTACTTCACCCTGAAATCCAGCAACTCAAAGATTGGGCCGATTCCCGTTTCGACTGTAAGCAATGAAACGTGCCCGGACGTATGCCCGCTCAAGGCGGGCGGTTGCTACGCCGAGGCGGGCCCGCTCGCCATCATATGGAAAGCACTATCGTCCTATTCGCCCGGCTATGTCTGGACGAATGGCGTTGGCGCAAAGATGCAATCTTTGCCGTGGAATCGCTACTGCTATGCGGTGTCACAGTTGCCGATCGGCCAGCCGTGGCGCCACGGGCAGGCCGGCGATCTTCCTGGCATTGGCGATAACATTGATGCTCGCGCATTGCGACGACTCGTTGCTGCCAATGGGCGCAAGCGCGGATGGACGTATACGCACAAGCCCGTGCTCGCCAGCGACACTGTCACGGAATCACAAGCCGCGTCCAATGCGGCCGCTGTCGCCCATGCGAATCGCAACGGATTCACTGTGAACCTATCGGCCAACAGCGTGGCGGAAGTCGATTCGCTTGTGGCGCTGGGAATCGCGCCCGTTGCCGTTGTTCTCCCGAAAGAGGTTCACGGCAGGACCGAGATACATACGCAGGCCGGCACGCGCGTCGTAGTCTGTCCTGCCACCTATCAGGAAGAGACTCGCTGCGTCGATTGCATGTTGTGCGCAGTGCGCGATCGGAAGGTGGCAGTCGGATTCCCAGCGCACGGTTCGGCCAAGCGCAAGGCCAGCAACGTCGCATCCCGCGTCATCATCACACGCAACGCAGCATAGGAGGGCGCGCCATGCACCCATCACACCCTGCTTACAAGCGACTATGCCAAGCCATAACCGAAAAGGAATCCGCCAAAATGACTGACCGAGAGGCTAGAAAAATGTTCATTCAACTAGTGCGCAAGCTCGACTCGATTGTGCAGCAAATGGAGGTATTGGGAGAGAACGAAATGGGCGTCTTGCACAAGCACACCGCAGGGCGATTCCACGATGCAGTCGATATGCTGCGTGCGATGTCGCAAGACTTGAAGCAAGACGCCTTTTGGCCGGAGGAACCATGAGATTCAGCCAGTGGGAACGGCGCGAGCGTGCGTGGCTTGCCGCACAATTTTTCTTTGCCGTTGTTACCGTGCTCGCTACCATCGTTCTAACGATAATCTAAGGATCACACCCCGCCAGCCACGGCGGCAACCGAGAGGATTCCCGCATGCTTGATCCATTCATCATCATTCCAGCAATCGCAATCGGCTATTGGTCCGACTCCTTGCCGGGACTCGCAAAAGGACTCGGCATTTGGACTCTGTTAGTCCAGTGCGTGGCCTTTCTGGCGGCGCTCCCCAGTGGCGCCGACGTGCTGGCATTGCGATTGGCCATCGCGGCTGCCTTCGGCGGGCTGTTCTACCTTGCGGGAGGTGCGCGCCGTCGCTGGCGGCACGGGCAACTGTGAGCACGAACGACGCAAGGCATAAGGCACTGGCGAGCGCCTTGCGCCAGGCTGCCGACTCCTTTGCCGAGGACGCCTATCGGCTGGCGCACTTGCTAGAGGAGGCAGGGAAAGAGTGGGGAGCGGCTGCCACGCCGCCCCCCGGCCACCGCTCTCCATCAGGGCCCGAGAGGACACCCGAGGTTGAAACGATGACGACCGAGGATTACACCGCGGCTGTCGAAAAGCTAGGCCTTGACACGGTTCGAGCTGCCAGTGCACTCGGCGTTTCGCGCTCGCAGGCGTTCCGCTACCTGAAGGGCGACAACATCCCGCGGCCGGTCGTCAAGCTGCTTAATCTTTATCTGCGGTACGGGCCACCGGCTGGCAAATAGGCGCGCGCCGTGCTACACAGGGTTCGACGTAGCGTTGTCTACTCCGGGAGCGCAGCCCCCCTGCGCCCCCTACTTCAATCCCCCGGGCCCTCCTGGGGGTCTTTTTTTGAGAGAGGGAGTGGACGCAGCCCTTCCCGAAGGCTTGCGAAGTGCCAGGCTCACCGTTAGGGCCGCGAGCGGGAAACGGCCCCAAGGCACTTGCTGCGATGGGGTACGCCAGCCCACCCCGGTGGCTTGCGAAGTGCCTAGGTAGAAGCAAAGCGGGTTGCGGTCCTCAAGCGTCCATTCGCCGTCGTAGGACTTAGTCCCACTGTCCACGTATCGGCTCACGTATGCAGGCGCGGCGGCATGGTGGAAGAATCTCTTTGTTGGCGCGGTCGCGGCTTTCCATCAACTGATTGATGTTGTCGCAGGCAGTGTGGAATAGGTCAGCCTCGTCTTTCGATAGGTCGCCCATGGCGGTATTGGCCAGATAGTTCATCTGGCGCGCGAGTGCGGCGAGTGTGCGGTCGATGTTCATTTGCGTTCCATGATCATGGGCATAATGGCGGGGCCCAGTTGAGAGCGTTGGCGCGCGCGCGGATGTAGGCGTTGGTGGCAATGTCCATGCCGGCCAGCGCGTGCTTGGGCGGGCTGCGGTGGTCCGACATCCAGATGCTAAACAGCTTTACCACTTGCCCTTCCAGTGCAGCATCAACTCCGCGCAAGACGATGGCCCGGACCTTCTCGCGGGTCTGCTCGTCGGCGCATTCCACCTTGACTTGGGCAATGGCGGGGGCGGGGGCGGAGGCGATCAACACACCAAGCGAGCCAAGCGCGGCAAGCGCGGCGACACAGGCCAAGGTCATCTCGACTCTTGCATCAGACGGCATCCGAGATCATAGCATGAGTTTCGGTGCTGGAGCACCGCACGGTGTTATTCACTCGGTGCATCGCGCGCGATCTTGCCGCGCAGCCGCTCGACCTCGGCCACCAGCTCATCAACCTCGCACTGCCGCGCCATCCACCCATTAGCGTAAGCCGCGCGCTCTGCCGGCGGCATCATGCGCTCGTCGGGCACCACGCCACCAGTGGCCCATGAATACTTCACTGGATTTAATGCACGCTCCTGCGCATCCGAGATTAATTTTCTCATTTCCTCGTTCACTCGTCCCATTTCCTATGCCGCGGATTTATTCACTCGTGTCATCCCTAGTCGCCTCGTTCCTTCCTGACGCGATCCCAGTGCGTGTTGGCCGCTTTGCGCGCGAGCATTGTCGCACGGCGTTTGCTCACATACTTGCGCGAGTTCTGCCCGCCTTTCTTGGAGTTCTTAAGCATATGTCGCTTCGAGAAAACGATATGCACAGTACCGGCGTGCTTGGCGTGGCTGGAGTCGCGCGGCGGCGACCGCGACCGGATCCGCAGGAGATAGGTTTCGTTCTCGACCAACGCTAGATCTAGTCCGAGCGCGGGGGCGAGTTTGCAGATACCTTCAATGCTCAGTTTTTTCGTTGGCTGCGGTGAAAGTACCTTGCTGCTATAACCATCAGGGAAATTCGCATGCCGATCAATTTGTAAACGGCTGATGTTGATTGAGTCGGCGCGCGCGCGCAGCACCTCGTGCAGGTTCTCGATCGAGTGCCAAAGACTATGCACCACGCGCCGCATCCGGTCACTCCCGCCCATTGACCGCCGGCGGGTCGAGTATCGCCTGTTGTGCCGGAGTCGGATCGAATGACGCCAGAGCCTCGTCCAACGCCTGAAGGTCACGCGCCGTCTTAACCGGGCTGAGGCCGGCCGGTGACAATGCGTGTTTGAGATGGGCGCGAAGAATCCGCGCGGTAAGCAACAGCAACGCCTCGCGACGGCGCCAAGCGTTGAGGTCCTGGCGGATGGTTTCGATTTCAGATTTTGGCATGGCGATACTCTCCAAGGTTTGTCATCGCATCGCACTCGTCATCGCGTCGCGCCCCTCGCGCTCCAATTTGCGCACGTTCCTGATCGCCTCCATCAATTTCCAAGCACATGCTTCCGGGGTGGTTTTCGACTGGGCGAGCACGATTGCGAGCGTCTGCATCAAGGTCGCCACAGTACGGCAGTTCGCCTCCTGCACACTGAGGTCCGCCATCATGTAGCGGTCCACCGAGTCGTTGAACCACTGCACGATCCGTTCTTGGGACCAGTTGCTTATGTCTTTTGCGATCTGCTCATTCATACGAGTCAGTCATGACGGTTGCTCCTTGGACTCCGCCTGGATGAGGGCCGCCAGCTCCGGCGACACTTCGCCCGCCCACGGCTTGCGTGGCCGCGCGTCCCGATTAATGACCACTGACGAGGGCGAGGGCGTGGCACGTAGGGTGGTGGCCAACCCCCGCAGCAAACTCGCCACGCGCGCTCCCTCCGCGTCTGAGACGGCCTCTGGCGCCGACTCTCCCTGCAGCACCTCGGCGATCTGGTGCATCTCCGTCAGCGGCACTGCGCAATAGGTTTGCGCAATCTGCTTTAGCGCGATGGTCGATGGTGGATAGGTCGTGTGCTCGTCGAAGGCGCCACCGCGGATTTGCTCGCAGGCGCGCACGATCGCCCACGTCGGGAGGCCCGCCATCTCGCTCAAGTATTTCATCGCCACCGTGCGCGCGTCTTCGTTACCCTTAAGCCCGTTGCGGTAGCAGCCGAACAGATCGATCAACGCCGCCACCACGATCTGCTTGTCGAGCTTGTGCATGTGGTCGCGCACCTCGATCCAGCGTGCCTTGAGAATCGCGCGCTCGGCTTTGTTCGGCACGTTGATCAGTTGCAGCCGTTGACGGCCCGGCGTCCGGTAGGCCCCCGACCGGGCCCAGCGCAGCAACCTGTCAGCCGCGCTGTTAGTCCGGGGGATCGGTAAAGTGGTCGCCGAGGAGGTCGGGTGTTTGGTCGTCGTCAGGTCTGTCGTACGCATGGGCTTTCCTCAACTCGTTCTCCAGTTCGATGAAGCTCGGTGTGCGCGGCGGCCCGCGCTGGCGGTCCTTGGCGGTGCGAACCCAGTTCCGCCAAGTCGCGTCCCAGTCCAGCTTGCGTCCGCCTGCTCCAGGCTTCGCTGCCCAGTGGTCCCGAAACTTGGCTAGCTCATCTTCAACAGCCAAGAGGCCACCGAGCGTTCGCGTTGCGAAACTGAGGTCTCGTCCGTTCGGTTCCCACTCCTTCGGTAGCCTGCTTGCTCGTTCGCGTTCTGGCTTATCGAAATTATGATCATCGATCTCGCGCGCGACCAAGGCGGGGGGGTATGAGGGGGATGAAGGGAGGGTAGAAGGGATAGGGGTTATAGGGGAAAGGGAAGAAGGGGGGGAGGAAGGGGGAGAAAGGGGGGGAGGAGGTGATGTCATGTCCCGCGATGTCCCGGCATTTTGCGGGACAGTCGTGGTTTCGGCTGGGACATTCTGGGACTTTCTGTGACCAGCGCGAATTAGGCGCTTCTTCGCTGCGGCGTCCGCTTTGCGCTCAGCCTCGGCGGCACCGTCGGCCTTAATCGCAGCGACAATCACCTCCGCGGTGGCGCCGGCAGCAACCATGGCCTCGAGGACGGCGATGTCGATCACGACGCGACCTCCCGCCCAGCCACGTTAAGTAAGTTTGGTAATTGGCGGATCAGCTTGGATTCAAGATCGAGGGCTTTTGCTCTCGTTTGAAATTTGCCAAAAATTCTAATGCCGACGCACAAGCCAAGCTCGCGTACTTCATTTGCTCGATAATAAGCTGACGAAGCCGGGTCGTAGAGATGCCGGGTTAATCTAATTCGTGGCTTGTTGGAAATTCCGACATAGAACACTTCCTGTGAACGTGGGTCCGTCAGGCCGTAAACGGAGCACGGCTCGGTTGCCTTGGGCGCGGGCCGCTCGGCTTGATGTGGAGCCGCCGCGAGACGCGCGCGATCGCGCAGCATCACCTCGACCACGCGGCCGACGAGCTCGGGCGCCACCCCCGCCTGGATCAGGTCGACGATCAGCGTGGCGTCTTCAGTCATGTCGTTCCGGCACCGGTCGGCCGTCGTGAATTCGTGCAGCTATCGCTTCCTCGATTGCATCGGCCGCATTGTGCGCGATGTCGTCTTTGGTTTCGGCAAACGTGGTCACTTCCGGCAGCACCGGACAGGTGATCAGGATCGTGCCGTTGTCGTCTGGTACGGTGTGCAGAGGGTAGATCGGCACGGTCATTGGTCCTTATTCTCCACTGAGATCATGACGATCATCCCGTCTTCCGGGGATTCCCCGAGCAAGGCTCTAAGCGGGAAACGTGGCTTGGGAATAGTCCCGCCCTCGGCAACAGTCACGGCGATCCATGCGCGCGCCGCCGCTTCCGCTGCGTCGCATGCCTCGTTGATTGTTTTCCCCATTGCCGTGCAACCGGGCAGATCGGGAACGACGATGCCATAGGCGCCGGGCTCGCCGTCAATGATTGCGCCGTAACGCAGGTCCGTCGCGTCGTCGGTCATGCAGCCGCCACCCTCGCCGTTGGTGTGATCAGGCGATAGCGGCCGCCGGCGCCCGAGATGCGGACCCCCGTGCCGGTCAGCTTGGTGTTGATCTGCGCGACGTGCACCTTGACGGCGGATATGCGGTTGGATGCGTCGGGGTACAGCGCAGAGTAGAGATCGTTGGTCGCGATGCCGGCCGCGCCGGCGCGCTTCACCAGATCGAACAGGCGCGCCTTCAACGGCGGCAGCCGCCTGCCCGCGCGCAGTTCCGGCAGCAGTTGACCGCAGTGGGAGCAGTGTTTCATGCGGCCAACCCGCCGAGCATGCGCCGAGCGCGGATTTCCTGGCATGCAAACAACCAAACGCCGGCGGCTTCGGCAGCGTTATGATCGATCGCCGGCCACTTGAGCCGCTTGCACATCTCCACCATCCTGGCCTTGGCGACCGGGCCCTTCATGCGGCCGTTGCCGAGCACGCCAGCGCGCCATTCTTGGACGCGAGCATGCCGAACATAGACACCGCGAGAGCGCGCGATGCCGGTCCATAGGCCGTCGAGCCCCATCGCCACCTTTGTGGAATCGAAATTACGCGATGCGAGCGGCGGCACTGGCGTTTCCAGCACGAGCACCCGCGGCGGATCACTGGCCAGGCGTTCGAGCATCCACCTTGCCGCGCGGTCCATGAGATCGTCGAAGTCATCATCAGGAGATTTGCGCAGGTGCACGGTCGAAAGTACGGGCGTCCCTCCGGCAATACCGTCGGCAACGCCCGTGATAGTCGCTGGGTCAAGCGCCAGCACACGCATAGCTACACCTAGGGTGCGAAGGGTCGGTCCTGCGTGGGTGGCGGCGTGAAGTCCGTCCGCGGAACATCATCGTAGATGTCCTTGAGCGCCGAGCTGACCTGATCGAACATGTCGATCTGCTCGGCCTCGAGAGTGCTCCGGCAGTTCGCCACCTTCTTGCGCAGCATGCGCTCCTTGATCTTGGCCTTGAGCACGGACTTGGTAATCCCTGCCTCCCGGGCCTCGTCGTATTCGTTTTTTATGTCGCTGCGGATGTCCTTACAGCGGAGCATGTATTCGGATTTCTCGGTGTCCATCTCACCGGCCAGGTTCTCGATCTTACGGACTACCTCTTCGACCTTTTCGGGTGCGAAGGTATTTGGCGTCGCCGGCGGCGATGCCTCTGTCTCGTCGGCGGTGTCCCGCTTGTTGTTCCTGCGTCCGTAGTTGCGTTTGGGTCGTCGTGCCATCAAAGGCCTCCTTGTCCATCGTTGTGTGAGCCAGTTGTTTTTTTGTTCGTAGGACGCGCGTTCTCTCGCTTTGCCGTGCGAGCCCGGTTCATCAGTCCGATTCAGCGAAGATATCTGGCCGCAAATCTTCCTTGCTCACTTTACCGCCGGTCGCCCGGTGAATCGCAATTGCGATCTCGGCAGAAACTTGAGGAGCCTCATTGAGCAGGTAGGAAATGCCCTGCTGCGAGAGCCCGATCTGCTCGGCGAGCGCACGTTGTGAACCGACAAGCTCGATCGCGCGGCGAATGTGATCACGGAAGGGTTCCATCCCTCCGCTTACCAGATTTCTAGTTAGCTCGCAACAATTGCCACTAGACGTCTTGTCGAGACGAGCCAACCAGTGTACTGGTAATTGATGCCGTGCATGATCAATGTCGAACTTTTTGTTCGGCTCCGCGGCGACAAAAAACTGTCTCAGAACAATCTGGCGAAAGCCGCCGGCGTGAGCCAACAACTTATCGGTGAAATTGAGACGGGCCGGGTGCGCAGCACTAGGGCAATCTATAAGATTGCCCGCGCTCTAGGCACAAGCGCGAATCTTCTCGATCCAGAGATTCCTGCCGGCGATAGCGCTTGGGCAAAAATACAACAAGAGCTGGCCGAACTCGATGAGCAGGATGCGGCCTATCTTCTAGAACGGTTTTCGAACGACATCGCATTCACCAAAAGAGCCAAGAGCGGCAAATAACCAGAATACTGGTTGACACTAACTAGACCTCTGGTAGGGTGGTCCCGGTCAATCGGGAGCCGCCGCCTATGTCCGAAATGACCAAATCTGAGAGAGACCGTTTCGTGGAGCGGATGCTCGACCATCTGTACCGGCTGCTGCTCAACCGCGACATGAACGAGCACGACTACTATGACGCCGTCCTCGCCTTTGCCGAATGGGAGGAAGCCCAACTGCTCAAGGAGTTGGAATCGGCCAGGGCGCACCTCGCCACGGTCGAGGCGGAGTTGCGTGACCAGCAAAAGGAACCCCCACAATGAACGTCGCAGTTCGCAAAACAGCGGTATCGCGCCCGCTCAAGGTTCTGGTGCCGCTGATCAAGGATGAGTTGGGGGCGGCTGATGAAGCTGGCTTGGAACATTATCGACGCGCTGGCGAGATGCTGGTGGAGGCCAAGGAGCAGGTTTCGCATGGATCGTGGTCGCGCTGGCTAACCAAGAATTTTGAGCTGAGTCAGCATACGGCAAGGCGCTACATGCGACTTGCACGCATCATGGAGGAGGACAGCGACCTCTCCAAAACGAGCAACGTTGATCGTTTTAGTTCATATGCGAAAGCCATCGGCCAGAAGCCGGCCAGGTCTGCGTGGCGATCCGTGCACGAAACCGCCGACAAGGTGAATGTCCCCCGCCTCGCCGACGAGCGGCAGACGCGGGATGATGAGATCAAATTGCACCGGGAGATGGCTCTCAAGCTTATCGATCTCGGTTATCGCGCACTGGCGACAAAACTCCATCCAGACCAAGGCGGATCGCGGGACGCCATGGCCCGTCTGAACGTCGTCCGCGACCAACTTAAATCCATCGCAGCAACCAGGAGGTTTGTATGAGCACTGCAATAATCAAGGCGTCTAAAGCGGTCAAAGGTATGAACTTGGCCGTCCTGAATCATCTCAATGCAGTCGAACGCGCCCGCGAAATCTACCTTGCGCAAATCAAGAGAGCGGAAGCGGAGTACTTCGACCGAATCAAGCACGCAACTGAAATCATGACTGGTGGAGGAGCCGTGGGAGATAAGGCGATGGTGACACCAGCACCTGCCAACGGTCCTACCGCGCCTGAATCAAGCCCAGACGCGCCATAGCGCAAAGGAGGCCAACCACCGGCAACGGAATATCGAACGACAGAAGCCCGAACCTTAAACCTTAGAGGGTTACATCCCAATGCGCAAATACCTACTCGCTACCGTCACGGCCCTCGCCCTGTCGGCGCCTGCGAAGGCGGACGTTATCATCGACAACCACTTGTCGGGGACCGGTGACAACGTGATCTTCTCAGGCTTGTTTGGCCTCGTCGCTGTCGGCGCTTTCAACGGTCAGCATACTGGTATTGTTGACTTCAGTTGCATCGGTGGCTGCACCGCCGGCACTGGTTTCAGTGCGGCGGCGAACGGCAACGACATCAAGATCGTCAATACCAACGACCTGAAAGTTCAGGTCTTCGACCTGTCTGGCAATGTGTTGCCCACCGCTACCGACGTCTTTTCTCTGAAAGGCAGCGGAACCGCATCGGTGATCGCAATTGCCAACGAAGCGGACGGCAGCTTCAAGCCGTTCACGTTCAGTCTCGGTACCCTCGACCTGAGCGCACAGTCAGGGTTCACCTTGACTGCCATCAACGGTGAGACGATCAACTCGTTTACGATTGTCACAACCGGTAACATCACGGACTTCGAACACTACAGGATCGATGTCGCCACCCCGCGGGCCGTGCCTGGTCCGGTGGTCGGCGCCGGCTTCCCCGGCATCCTAGCCGGGTTGGTCGGCCTGTGGGGCCTCAACAAGCGCCGTCGCAACCGCACTCAAACCTGACAACGCATCTGTCAGGACGAGGGGCGCGTGCGGGTTCGACTGGCCTCGCGTCCGCACGCGTTTCCCTCTCAGAGGTGCACCGTGGGATGACGACCACCTTCGACACCATTGACGGCGGCATCACCACCGTCCGCATTGCCGATGCCGACAAGGCGAGGGTCACGGCTGAGATGGATCTGATCGCCACCACGTGCGGTGCCGCCCGTCTGCGGTTCATGGGGCCATTCTGCTGGGGTGGTGAATGGATCACGTTCGGCGAGTTGGAGGATGCTCATGCCTGATCCCTTGCGGCAGACGATCTCCGCCACCGAGTCCCCCGGATTGTTTCACGTGAGCCCGTATGTCACCCGGTGGATGCTTTATCAGAAGTTCGCGCACGGCGTCGACATCGACCAGGCCGCCGACAGTCGCATGAGCTGGGGCACGAAGATGCAACCGCTCTTGCTCGCACAGGCCGCCGCCGATTTGCGCCTCGAGGTCAAGCCCAACGACGAGACCTATCACCGCCGCGGCCAGCTCGGGGCGACGCGCGACGCCACCATCATCTGTCCGGACCGCGGGCCTGGCGCGCTCGAAACCAAGTGCTGCTTCGACTACGGCGTCTGGCAGCGCGACTGGGGTGGCGGCAAGTCGCCGCCGCGGCATTACGAGATCCAGTTGCAGCAGCAGATGCTGGTCGGCGACAGCCACGACGAAGGCTATCGCTGGGGCGTGCTGGCGGCGTGGGTATGCGGCGAGATGCACTATTTCGAGCGGGCGCCGATCCCTGATCTGTGGCGCGAGCTCGGCGAGGCGGCGGCGCGGTTCTTCGACGACGTCGCTAACAAGCGCGAGCCCAACGCCTTCGGCGATCCGATCGAGTTGCCGTTGATGACGGAGTTGTTCAAGACCGCCAGCGGACGCGTGCTCGATATGAGGGAGGACGAATCGGCGCAGGCTTTGGTGCAAGACGCCGCGGACCTTCAAAGCAACAGCGCCGCGCGCGGCATCCACGAGAAGGAATACAAGCGGCTGCGCGCCAAGTTCATGGCGCTGATGGATGGCGCCGACGAGCTCCTGCTGCCGGGTGGCGCGTCGATCAAGGTCACCCGCTCCGCGCGCGCCGGCTACAGCGTGAACCCGACCACAACGGTGACGCTCAAGCCGTACATCCCCAGGGCAGCGAACCCATGAGCAACGACCTGGTTGTGCTGGAGCAGCAACTCACGACGCTCGCGCCGCAGTTCGGGCAGGTGCTCGGCGCGACCATGGAGCCGGCGCGGCTGATCCGCACCGTACTGGTGTCGGTCGAGCGGATGCCGAAGTTGTTGACGTGCAGCCGGCAAAGCCTGTTCAACGCGGCCATGTCGGCGGCCGTGCTCGGCCTCGAGGTCGATGGCGTTACCGGCCAAGCCTTCCTGGTGCCGTACGGCGATCGTGCCCAGCTCGTCATCGGGTACAAAGGATTTAATACCTTAGCCGCCCGCTCTGGCCTGACCATCAGCGGCGCAGTGGTGCGCGAGGGCGACGCCTTCGACTACGAGCTTGGCGACAGGGGCTTCGTGAAGCACAAGCCGAAGCTCGGGGGCCGCGACCGTCGCATCATCGCAGCGTGGGCGGTCGCGGCTGCCCTCAACCGGCCGGCCGTCGTCACCGTGCTCGGCATCGACGAGCTCATGGCCACCAAAGAGAAATCCCCAGGCGCCAAGCGTGGCGACAGTCCGTGGAACGATGCTGGCATCGGCTTCGCCGCGATGTGCGAAAAGACGGCCAAACGCCGGCTCGCGCGCTCGATGCCGCTCAACATCATGCAGCTCGCCGCCCGGATGGACGAGGCGTTCGAGGAGCAGGGCCGTGCCGCCTACATCACGCCCGACCGCGGCGTGGTGATCGATGGCGATGCCAACCCGCTGCCGGAACGCGAGTCGCAGACACCCACCGCCGAACAATTGATTTCGCCGCCGTCCGCCACAACAGGAGGAGACCCCCAGGCGGCGGAACCGGCCGTCCCGCCTGCGCCGAACACGTTAGGCGGGACGGTCGATGCGTTGCCCGACTGGGATTGGTCGGAATATGTGGCCAACATGGAGATCGTTTGCAACGAGGCGACGACCACCGAGCAGCTCGGCAAGTTGTGGAATAGCGACTTTCACCGACGGCTGCGGCGCAAGCTCAAGCCGACCAAGGTCCAACTCGATTGGATCAAGGATCGGGTGGCCGATCGCGTCAAGGAACTGAAGGGAGGCGCCGGTGGAGGATGACTTCTTGACGCTCGACGATGAACTGTCGCGGCCGATGAACCTCGACGCAGTGACCGCGCTGGCCTCGCAGGTGCACGCAGTGATGCTGGTGCACATCAAACGCTACCGCGACGAAGCCGGTGTACTCGAGGTCTTGAACGCGCTGGCGGCGGTGACCGCCACCGTTCTGCGCGCCGCCGAGTTTAACCGGCGCGAGACGGAATTTTTCTTTCTTGCGCTCACAGGATGCGCCAACGCCGAACCAACGGGAAGCGTGCAATGAGTCAACTGTTCACCATGGTCGAGGCTGCGAGGGAAATGCGGGCGAGCCGCCGCTGGTTGCAAGAGTTTATCAAGGAGTACCCCTTCTATCGCCTGCGCGGGAATCGTAAAGTTTTCACGCAATCCGACATCAACCGCTTGCAAGAGGCTTTGCCATGTCCCTCCGCCTCCAAGCCCCACGGGGCCCGAAAGCGCCGAACTACAAAATCCGCGGCTCCCATTTTGGGGTCGTGGTGGACCGAAGCACAGGTACTGATCAAAAACGAGACGCCCAAAAGATCCTCCGCCGCTGGGCGCGTGAGATCGAACGTGGTGAGTATGCCGACCCCAAGGCGGCAGCTCCCGTAGAGCGCAAAGGGCAGTTGTGTTTCGGCCAGGCCGCCGTCGCCTACATGCAAGCCGGCGGGGAGCGGGCCTACCTCGGACGCATCCTGGCGATGAGCGATGAGGGCGCGCCGGCGCGGCTGCGCAAGCTGGCGCTCGGACCGCTCCCCCTCGACGAGATCACGCAGGATCGGATCGACAATGCCGCGGCCGCGCTCTATCCGCATGCGACTGGCGCCACACGCAACCGGCATTTCTACACGCCGGTCGTCGCCGCGCTGCGGCACGTCGGCTTCTCGCGGCTGATCAATCGGCCCGAGGGCGCCCAGGGCACCGCCATCACCGCATATCTGGAGCCGGAGCAAGCGTTCGCGCTGTTTGCCGCTGCCGATTCCGTCGACGCCGAGTTTGGCATGCTCTGCCGGCTACTTTGCTACACTGGCATGCGGCGATCGGAGGCGCTCAATATCAAGATCCGCGACGTCGCCTTATCGGAGGCGCGCATCCATCTGCCCAAGACCAAGAACGGCAAGCCACGCGGTGTTCACCTGCCGCCCGACATTGTCGTTGCGCTGGCCAACCATCCGCGCGGCCT